TACATGATGCCCAGCCAAGAATACTCGCTTAATAAAGTCCGCATCTTCACCAAAGTATATATCTTCATTATACTGGTATTTAGTCACCAAATCTTTTTTGATAGATAGATGACCGTGATGTAAGTCGCCATCTGTACATATGTCAGAGTGTAGGTATTGGTCTTGCTTGATTTTTGATATGCGCTCTATTTCTAAATCACCATACCTGTATGGATACATCATGCCCTCTGAAAACCCATGTACAAATGCGTCTACGTCATGTTCTAGAAAAGCCTTTTTTATAAAGTGTATTTTCTGTGGATGTGGAAGGTCATCTACATCATGATAGATAATCACATCACCAGAAGCAATCTCTGCGCCTTTGTTTCTATTAAACGAGGGCGACCGACGAGTTGGTTCTGTGAACGTTCTTATTGCGTCATTGTCAACTTTTATTTCTCTTAGATCATTTCCGACAATAATTACTTCATCTGGCTGACTTTCTTGAACCCTAAAACATGAAAGAGTTTTATTTAACAAGTGAACGTCTTGAGACCAGCAAGTTATACATAGTGTAAATTTCATTTAACAATCTCTAAAAGTTTTTGCGATTCTTCTTTCATACCTAAAATTTCAGCAAGCTGCGAGGCTCTATTGAAGCATGTGTGATTTTTAACGATTTGTTTTTTTATCACAGTTTCTACGTTGTCTTCAGTTTCTTCTGCTGAGAATAGCATAGAAAGTATTTCTTGAAAAGCATCTCTTTGTTCTGCGCTTTGACTTGTAACGCTAAACTTATTACACAACATTGTCGCTTGAAAAAAGAATTGTGAAGTTGAGATCATACCATCGTCAATCAGGGTAACTTCATCATAACACGCAGACATGCCCCAAAAATTCCTGATATCCGTTTGATAATCTGACCACGCCTCTTTGCTGCCATAAGATATTAAGTGATATACTTCTTTGTCCTTGACAAAATCATCTACCACTTCATTTTTATCGTTAGTAATTACGGCCAGCGGTATTTTAAACTGCGGCTGGACAGCTTGCAAGAATACGTCTAGCGAAGGTAAAATCTTATGAACAGATTCCCCATGTGGGTGCGCAAAATTGTTAGTGAACAGAACTGGATTTTCTAAACCCATTGCGATAAAGGTATCTGTTATGCCCTTTAGTTGCTGCGAGTTTGTTCCCGTTATATTGATGACAGTTTTGATATTCTTGTTTTGTGACAGGTATTTTACGACATCTTCCGTAAGGTATGCAAAGTGTCCAACAAAAACATCTGGTCTTACTGTGTCAAACATGTCAAAAGCAGAAACGTTAGAGTCTGCCCATAGGTGAGCGTCTATGCCAACTCGCTTAAAACACTCCATGAAATACAACGGCTCTGTTGTATATTCGGACGAATAATTTTGTATCAATATTCTCATTAGGTTACTTCCTTTAATTTTAAAGCTGAGTCGAGTTTTACTATTTCTTTATATTTATTTTCGTATACATTTACATCATGCTTTGCTGCTAATTTATTTATAGCCTCAAACAAGAATTTACTTTTATATTCTTCGCAGTCGATTATGTTATACAAATCACTTACGGATTTTTCACCATCGAGGTACAGCATTTCTACCCAAGATAAATCGCCAACGCCAAAGTCTAACTTAGTGTAGTTATCGTTACCTTTATATACCTTTAGATCCATTTTATTATTTTCTGATCTTTGGCAGAATATAGATGTATCGCTAAAACTCAACTGATCTAAATGACGTTTTTCAAAAATATTAGATGAAGAGCAAATAAATACATTTTTAGCGCTTGTATTCATAAGGGCTAATCTAATGCTTTCACAAGAATTAGTGGTTCTAAAAAGCGGGTTTTCTATAAGTCTTATGTCTAGCTTATCATACTTACTCTTTAGGTGCCTCCATATTCTACTAGATTCAAATCCGCAAGATAATAATATGTTAAAGTTTTTAAACCTTGACTTTATAGCTTTTATCTGATGGTCTATAAGGCACGTTCCGTTTATTTTTGTCAACTGAACTGCGCCATGATTTTTCATTCTATATCCATGACTTTCGGTAAACAAAATAATACTATAATGTTTATTTAAATCAAATTTAATTTTGCCGTCTTTTGGGCTTGTTATAAATTCAGTTACATTTCTCATGTTATAATATGTAAAAATTCAGTGTCAGTAACCTTGTTGTATATCGCCTTTTGCATTTTTCCGTAGTCTAAATATTCTAAGTAAGACCTTGAAACATACGACTTGTCTAAAAACAATGCGTCTTCATTTTTAAATACAAGCACCTGTTGCAATTCGTCATTAAATGTCTTGTTCATAAAATTAAAAGACTTTTGAAAGTTTACCTTCGACTTGCTAGATAGTTTTGTTAAGAACGTTGCATTTGCTAGTTTTTTAAATACAGACGTTTCATTCTCAAAAACATTATCTTGTATAATAAAAACAGATGAACATGTGGCTATGCCGTTTAATTTCATCTTGTTTAAAATTTTTGGTATTCTTGCGCCAGCTTTACTAAACTGAGAATAAATTACAACACCAATTCTATTTTTGGGGTAATCAATGTTTATTAATTGGTCAACAAGGTTCTCTAAATCATTTGGGTCTGCGCTGTCATCATCTAAACAGATACCTATATTGGGAAACAGTTGATCCCTAGCGATCTCAAGCCTTTCTTCATTTGTTTTATCTTTATTCCAATCTTCTTTTCTTTTATATAAACACAGTCTATCGTATGCAAATACTCCATTTTCAGTTTTTGCATCTTCACCTTTCACGTATTTATATTTATCTGCCAAGCATTTTTCTTGCTGTCCATTCTCTACTTTAGCAAAACAACATCCCTCACAGTTAAACATATCAACCTCTTGTTGCTACAATTTGATACGTGTACCCAGAAAGCTTTTGCGTTTGTATTTTTAATCCCTGTGTTTGAATAATTTTAGACACGGTTTTTAGAGATGAAATAGAGTTGCACTGCTCAACAATTGAGCTAAATGACACCTCATCTAACTTGCCAGAAATAAGTTGCCTAGAAAGTATATTGCAATCAAGACCGCTTAGAGTAACCTTTCCGCCCAGTCTAACCTTTTTCAGAAGCGAGACCAAGCTGGCCTCAAACTGACTAGCTTTAAATTTATCTAAGATACCATTAGCTCTAATCTCTGTACATTCAGAGTCAGAAATGTCGAACATATCCACAAAACCGTCGTCATTAATTACTACCGCTTTGTATCCAGAGATAGCATCGCTTGGGTTTCCCACTACATCTATTTTCATTTTAAATCCTCGTATACGTTTCTAAAAACTTTATTCCAACTGTCTATATATTTTTGTTCTGAAAACACATCTAAGACAGTTTCTCTAGCAGACTGACCAATTTTGTCTCTAAGGTCTTTGTCGTCTAGAAGTTGCTGTATATATCCCCTAAACTCCTCTTCATCGTTAGTGAGAAAGCCGTTCTCGCCGTGTTTAATAAAACTTGGTATAGAACATGTGGCTGTACTAACAACGGGCTTACCGCACGCCATAGCTTCTAGAATAGCTGTTGGCATTTGACTTTCTGTGGTCGTGTTGATATACACTGCGCACTTGTTGTACTCTTCTCTGAGATGCTCTAAAGAATCAGCAGCTTTAGATAAACCCTCTGTTTCACCAAGCACTTTTGCGGAAAAGCCATTAATTATACGCTGCCACCCTTGATAATTCAAGCAGTAATCCCTATTAATAAAATCATTCTGCACTGTAAACACAGTTTCATCCGACTCTACGTCGATTGGCTTAAAGAATTCATGGTCAATAGAATTACAAATAACCGTCTCGTTTTCGTCAAAACCCCAAGACTCTCTGGCGTACTCACTGATAAATATATTATAGTCACCCCATATACTCTTAAACATCTCTACTTGCTCAGGAGTGTAGTTTGAAGTAGGAATGGTATGCTCCAAGTGTATAATAGGCAAACCCAACTGCTGCTGAATCTGTTTGGAGATTTGCAGTTGCCCAAATTTACTCTGAGACAATATAAAATCAAAGTCTATATCATCGTACAAGTTTTCTATTGGATGGTAGTTACTGGGTATTTCAGCAAAGTTTGTATTCCAAACCTTGCAGTCTTTATATCTAAAGGCATAGAAGTTATGCCCAGTCTTTGCCATTTGTGACTGACAGCGTTCATGCGTATCAAAGCACAAGATGTCTAGCCTTTCTTTATTTTTAGGCTTGATAGCTCGTTGGATAATTGGCTGTGTACTATATGTCATTTAATTGATCCTTTAAAATTTTTCCTATGTTTTGATAAGAGAATTTCTCCGCTTGCTTTAGTCCAGCAACTCTATTTCTTTGACTGTATGAAATTGGATCTTTTTCCCACGACTCGTAATACTTTCTCATTTGCTGTCTAATTTGTTTTTCGCATGGCTGAAACCAGTATTCTTTAGAAGAAAATAAATCTGGAAAGGCTGCATCTTTTGATTTGCAACAAGAGTACACGCCGTTCACCAGCGTTCCAGTGCGCCAGTTAGACTTGTCAATGAACTCTGAGGGTCCGCCAAAGTTGCTTGCTATCGGGGTATTACCAAAGGCCATAGCCTCTAGTGTAGGTATACTCCAAGCTTCCCCATGAGACGGGCAGACAAAGCAATCACAATACTGATGTAGCGACAAAAGGTTTTCTTCAGAAACTTTATCCGTTACTATAACCTCTTGTTTGTAGTCATTTCTAATTCTTAGACTTTGCTTAATTTCACTTAGGTACTGGACAACTTTGTTGTGTAACTCTTGAGGGCTAACGCCAAATTTATTAAACTTCAGCACAAGCGAAACGTTCTCGTCTTCTTCAAATTCAGAGTGGAAGCATGTAACTATAGATTCTAGATTTTTTCTGTCGTTGAAATCTCCCACATAATAAAATTTAAAAGTACCTTCTGCTTGTGTTATGGCAAGATCTGGATATCTTTTAGTGTACTTTGACGTATCGCAAGTGTGATGAATTACTTTAATTGGTGTTTCAAATCCATCTTCTTGTAGCGCATTTTTAGAAGTCTCGTTTGCCACCCAAACCTCGTCCATCATTTCTAATTGATAGAACCAATTCAAATGCTTTAGACTTAGTGTCTCTGTTTCCATAAACGCTATGTTTTTCTTGAACATGTCAGAGCGAACATAGTGATGTGGCAGAACATGCTGAATACAGATGTCACAATCTCTGGAGTCTTTTTTCTCTAGCTGCAAAAGCCTTGGATGAACATCCTGTTTATCTTGAGTCAACGTAACGTTTCTACAAACTACGTCAACACCTACGCTATCTAATGCAAGAATATTATCAGTTGCAGCTTGCGACCAACCGCCAAATTCCTTATAGTGCGCTATGTATAAAATCCGCATTATCAACCTCTTTGTAATTTATATCATGTTTTTCGTAATGTTTAAATTTATTATAAACTTCTTCACTTACCCACCAGTCTTCTACGGGACCATAGCCATCTAAGACTACATTGCCCCACAATATCTTGTATCCCTTGCTAGAAAGAACATCTCTATATACATTGTATTCATTTAATATTCTGCTTTTATGTTCGTCAGTATGACTTTGTAGTTCTATGTCTTGAGATTGAAATAAATTATGTTCTAAGGTCAATATCTTAAATTTATATTTATCCCAATCAAATTCATTAAACACTTTCCACTGAGCGTCATCTACATCTAGAGAAATATAATCTATATCTTCTGGACAATTTAGTGATTCTAAATGCTGGTTTACATTTACTTCTAATAGGTCTACGCAACTAACTGTGCTAGTTCTTTTATTTTTTACGTTGTTATACCAGTTTTGATCGTAATCAATAGCAATACCCTTCCACCCTCTGTATCTTTCAAAGAAATAAGTATTGCTGTAGAACTCTACTGGTCGTCCTGTTAGACCGCCAGTGCCAGCGCCTATGTCCAAGAAAAACCCTTGATTCTTTTGTAAGATTTTATTTACAAATAAATCTTGCTTTACCTGACCATTAAACACTAGCTTGTTGCCTTTCCTTTATAACTTCAACCCTTTTCTGTTCCCATTGATTTCTTCTGTTGCACAGTCCTGCCATTTGATCGTATGCAATGTCGTAATCAAACGGTTGTCTGCGATTAATTCCGTCAAAGGCAGCAGAAGACTCGTTGAAATACATACCGCCAGTAGAGGAGGTTGCTTGTTTGTATGTCAAGTCCCTAGTCAGTCTTGCCTCAAAAAATGTGTTTAGCTTTTCTGGTTCACCAAGCACATCCACGATCAAGTGCTTCGCTAGCTGAACACTAGAAACGCCTCCAGTCTTTGATAGATCTAGCTTTTGCGATGGCTGTGTTATTCTTGGTGGTGAACCCCAAGATTGCTCAAACGGCACAGGTTCAAAGCTATCAAAATAACTTTCCCACTGAGATCCACTTAAATGCCACTGGTAGTACTTCTCAAACATCTTCCTTGTATTTTCACCAATTGCAACCCTTTCTTTTTCTGTCTTATTTTCAAAGAAGTCTAGGAAAAGACCTGCCGCCGCATCGTTATCTGGTACAGCACGTAGACATCCAGTTTCTAATTCCTTGTATAGAGCCTTGGGCTTAATTGGGTAGCCTTCCAGCTTTCTTAACACACTCTCCATAGCTGAATAGTCCGTTCCGCACACAGGTACTCCGCAGGCGGCAGCTTCTACCTGTGGCAAACCAAAACCTTCGCAGTTTGCATACTGCGTAAATAGGTCAAAGCAGTTTACCACATTAGATAGTTCTTCATAGCTTAGTCCATTTTTTACATTGGACAAAGTAGCGCCAAATCTGCCAGTATAAGGCGACTGAGCCATAGCCCCCTTAAATACAGACACAAATGGTTTTTTAGTCTCAGGGCAAATATACGTAAATAATACTCTAGATGAGATACCGTATTCGTTTAATAGTTCAGGGATATCCCAACCTAAATCTGGATATGATGTATGACAATATAGATAATAGTTCTTATTTTCAGCTTTGTCAAGAAACTTTTTAAATGCCTCAAACAAGTCTGGGTACAGCTTGCGCCTTTGATTTCTCATAACCGTACCAATAATTTTGGCATCTGGATCAAGACCCATAAACTGTTTGTGCTTTCTCCTGTCCTCCACAGGTTTGTATGCAGGATGGGCAGACGGAGGGGCGCTACCTAAATAGTTAATTTTGTCGCCTGACTGATCTTTTAAGATCCCTCCCGCCCAATCCGAGTATGTGAAGCAGGCATCGGCGCTAGCATACGTTGCCACCCATTGACGAGCTTGCGGTCTAGCATCAACCGTTGGCATTACGGCCCACTTAAAGTAAGGTCTAAATGGGGATCGCTCTGCGAAGTCAAGCATCCAAAAGTCACGGATATCACATACTACGTCTGGCATGAAGTCCAAGCAAACATGCTCAAAAATCCATTCCCCAAACTGGGCCGATGGAGTTGCATTGTAGGCTTGTAGCTCTTGCTCAGAAGCTTTCGGTTCATTGATTTGATTAGGTACTACCCCGTAGTACTTCCAAGGAATACCAGCTGCTCTAGGGTCATTTCTCTCTCCATAAGCCGCCATCTCCGCTAATTCATACTTACCTGTAGATTGTAGATAGTTCAATATTTCTCTAGCATAAGTGGCGTACCCTGTATTAAGAAAAGTAGCCTCAGAGCAAAATAGTATTCTTTTCTTTCTCATTTTATTCCTTGTTTAAACAGCCGAAGTCAAATTCATTAACTCTAAATACAACATCGTCAGTAGCGTCTGTCTTCATGACACCATTTCTTGCGGATGCATAGACAGTCATTTTAGTACCTTTTTTGGCTAATTTTGTAATGGTTTCAGCGCCACTCGCCCAAGCTTGGAAAGTCAACGTCGTTGGTATTTTCTTTTTTTCACCCATCTTGTTTTTTCTATATTCATAAGTAACCATTTTAAACGTGCAACAGCTAGCACCGCCGTCTTGCTCTCCCGTTTCAATTTGTGGGTCATGCAAAACATACCCCGTAAATGTACAATTATTCATCAGATCCTCCAAAAATAAATATGTATTACCTGTTATACTCTAGTCAGAACTATATTTCATGTATTTTATCAATAATAAATGAATTATTTTTATCTGTCTTCCCGCACAACAATAAATTGTTATTCTCAAATAGTACGTATTGGTATTTCTCTCTGGTTTCAGGGAATACAACAACACTGTCTAGTGAGCATGTTTCATCTTCTATAGTTAGAAAACTCATCATCTTTCCATTCTTACACTTGTGGTCAGCCACTCTGTTGATTGTAGCCGCAACGCAAAGGTTTTCACCTTTCTTTCCATCCAGCAATTCTTTACAGCTTGTGTTTGAAGAAGAAGTGTCGGACGACTCAATTCTAGAAATAGAGATTGGACAGCCCAAAAACTTAATTTCTTGCTCGACAATCCAAGACGGATCATCTGTAAGTTCATACGGTGGATTTTCTAAAAAGCAGATTTCATTCTGAATATCTTGACTTCTAGAGGCTTTACTTGTGCCACCACCTTCTTTTTTAGTAGGGGCTAATTGTGTAAAGCACTCGGTTAATGTTTTCCACTTTCTAGATTTATAATTCTCAGTCACCCATTTAAGTTCAGCCTTGGTCAAATTCCTAAAGATTAAGTATTCGTAAAGCGCTTTGTTTCTGCTAATACCTGTGACCTTTGTGGAAAAGAAACCAATAGAACATAATGCTTTAAAGCCAGTGGAGTTAATCTTTGTAGACAGATGTATAAGAATATCCATCCAAGTAAGATTACCTGGGGACTTATTTATATCTTCCGACACTTTCTGAATAGCATCAATAACTTTATCGCCATTAACACCCGTTAGAGACTTTACATTTTTTACACCGAAGTATATACCTTTTTTTGTAATAAAGAACTCTTCTGCCCATCCAGACAGTTTTGGAATTTTAACTTCGATGTCAAACAGCTTTGCCTCTGAAACAAGCTCATAAATCTCTTGATGAGGATCTTGCTTCTCGTTGGCGTGTATCAAGTACGACAAGAAAAACTCTTTAGTGTAATTGGCTTTGTACCACGCACTAAGGTAGGAGTTCATAGCGTATGCAACGGCATGACTTTTATTAAACGAGTATCTAGCAGACTTCTCAATCCAACCAAAGATTTCATCAGCAGTTGCTTCGTCAACAGTCTTGAGTCTCTTGCATCCCTCGATAAAGTCCTTGCGAACTTTTGCCATAAGATCTGCTTTCTTCTTACCAATAGCTTTACGAAGCACATCAGCTTCTTGTAGATTAAACCCAGCGATCTTTTGCGCAATGCGCATACACTGCTCTTGATAAATCAAAACTCCATAAGTGGGTTCAAGAATATCTTTAAGAGAGTCGTGTAGATATGTGACCTCCTCTACTTTATGCTTCCTGTCAACGTAGTGCTGACTCATAGATTTGCCGTCAGTGATTGCTTTAAGACAACCTGGACGCAGAATACTAATCAGCGCAGCAAGCTCTTCTAAGTTTTTAGGCTTAACTTTCTTTGACCAAGACCTACCAAGGTTGCTTTCTAGTTGAAATACGCCCTTGGTTCTACCCTCTTCAAATAAGTCCCAAGCCCCTTCATCATCATAATCAAACGTAAGTGTTTCCATCTGCAAATGCTTTCTCAATTTTCAAGTTCCTGTAGACTGCTCTGTGAGTCTTCATAAATTTAATCATAATATTAGCGGTATCTTTAACATCCTGTAGAGCGTCGTGAGCGTTGTCTTTTGACAAGCCCATTCTTTCTCTTAGGTTATCCATACTGATAGATCTTACATTAGGATCTCCCTCTGTCCACATAAACATGTTATCCATCATATCAATTTTATAAATTTGGTGGAATAGCTTTTGCCTTTGCCGCTCCTTGTCCCAAGGTCCATACTCTTTACACAATCTATCTACGATAATCATATCGTACCCAAGAATGTTATACCCAGCAGCAATAGGAGCAAAGAAGGATGTACCCTTCCAATTGTATTTATTTACAAAATTACAAAACTTTGACCATACAGCTTTTGGCTTTGGCGCTTTAGCTATACCTTCTCGCGTTTTGCCAGTGACCTTGAGTGCGCCATCTTCAATTGGACCAAGCCCAGCGGCAACAGCTTTCTCGTCGTCGGTCTCAGCCCAAATCTCACTGTTAAACGTACCCTTGAGCTTGAAGTTTCTGCCATCAAGAGCCAGAGCAGCAACCTGTGTAGGTTGACATGTCAATGGATTTCTGCCGCCCGTTTCAAAGTCAAAGACAATAATATCACGATTCATTTAGTATTTCCTTTATTTTCATAACCTTATCAAGAGTAGATAGCCCCAGCACATCAAACTTGACATGACCAAGAGATTCTAGATCTGACATTTCTAGTCCAGCTATCTTTTCGTCAGCATTTTTCTGAGTAGCCATCGGACAGACCTTGTGCAAAGGTTCTGCCGAGATAACTACGCCAGCGGCATGTTTACCTTGAGTCTTAAATGTTCCCTCTATCTTAATTGCTTTATCAAACATGTCAGCGTAATCACCTTCTAGCTCGCCGTCATCATTTATAAAACAATATCCACGTAAATCTTCTGGGTTGTTTATCAACGCCCACCTAATAATAGATCGTTCGTCATCGTCCATCTGTGATAGTTGGTCAGAGATGGCCGCTTCGTCTGGGATTGCTTTTGTAATTTCATTCATTTCTGAAAAACCACAGGCTTGATATGTGCGAAGAACTTCTTTAACCGCGCTTCTTCCTTGCAGTCTGCCAAACGTGAGCATCTGACTAACTCTCTCTGCTCCATAAGTCTCGCGAAGATAATCAATAACATCATCTCTTTTGCCAGCAGGAACGTCCATGTCAATATCAGGTAAAGAAACATTACCATCAGTATTTCTACCAGAGTTATAGAATCTCTCAAAAATTAAATCAAACTCTACAGGATCAACCTGCGTAACGCCAATAAGGTAAGAGATTAGACAGCCAGCAGCAGAACCACGTCCCGGCCCAGCCATCCAGCCTTTGCTTTCTACATGTCTAATGATGTCACTAACAATTAGAAAGTAACCAAATAGGTTTGCTTCCTTGATAACCTCAAACTCTTTCTTAAACCTGTCGCCATAGATGTCCCACTCTTTACTACCCTTTTTAAATTTCTTGCCCAGCTTTTTGGTCCAGCCTTTTCTAGCCAACGTGCGCAGATAATCTTCTTCTGATTGCCCGTTGGGACAAGGGAATGAGGGTAGCATTGGATTATTAAGAATATTATACTCTTCACACTCTTCTAGTATGTCATCAAAGTATGTATTTTTCGTAGAATTATTTTTAAGGTAGTATTCATCTTTGTCAAAGAACTTTTGCAGAGGTGTATCCTTGACTTTATCTTTGGCTTTTGCCATTGTACATTTTAAGTTAGAACACAAAAGTATTCTGTGAAGTTCGGCATCTTCTTTGTTTACGTAGTAGGACTCTGGGAAGTCTTTACTGGGTGTTACTTTGAATAAATTTTTACTTTTAGTGGCTTTACTTAACAGGGCGCTATCTACTTCGTCATCTTTGATAGATGACACAAGCTCAATAAGTTCATACCATCCATTCTTATTTTTAGCGAATAGACTAAACCCATCAAAGCTACAGCCAATGATTGGCATGATATCATTCTTTTTACAAGCTGAGTAGAATGATACAGCACCAGAGATAGTTTTGTAGTCAGCAATGCCGCAAGCTACATAGCCACGACTTTTACATTCTGCTACAAGTTCGTTTGGCTTAGAAAAGCCGCGAAGAAGTGAGTAATGTGTGTAATTACATAACGGGAACCAAGTCATTCAATATTCTCCTATCAATTTAAGTTCAATATATTATATTCTGGGTAGCAGGATTTTTCAATCTAATTATAGATTGCCACAAAAATATCCTATTAAAATTCCTAACCCAAGAGAGACGAGAGCGCACGTCACAATATTTTCAACACCGTAATATGATTTTAACCTGTACTCTGGTGTTCTATCTTTGTCTCTCGCCCCTCTAAACCTGCCTTTCAACACTTCTCTATTAGAGAAAATTAAATTATGCAACTCTCCATCTCTATCTTCAATAACAATAAGATTATGCTTGTCGTTAATTTTATATAGTTTTGCTGGAGTTACATCGTGTATCATGACATCACCAAGCTCTACATGACCAGTACCTTGCTTTCCATCTTGGTCCCGGATTGTCACAATTATGCCTTGCTCTAAAATTCTTGCGACGACCAGGGTCACTCTTCTTAATTTTCATATTTGGATCGCCAAAGTTTACCTTCACAACATTACCTTTGTCGTTCTTTACATACACTGAGCTTTTCTTTGGACCATTTGGAGTTCTAAAAGGTTTACCAAGTTTTACTTTACGGCCTTGATATTCAGCAGACTCAGCATACTCTACTTCTGCTCTACCCTTGTAGACCAAAAATCTATCATCTTTTTTGTAAATACCCTTTCTTTCAAATTTATATATCTGACCAGTTTGTGGGTCTTGATACTCAAAGTTTGCAGAAGATTTCTTCTTAGGATGACCCTTTGGTAGCAGGTCATCATCTGTAGTGTACTTAGGGTTAGACGGCCTGCCCGTTCTAAGTAGCTTCAGGAAGGCGTTTACTCTAGCGATTGCCCAACCGTGACGACTCATCTTTGGCGCATGGCTAGTTGAAAACGCTCCAGCACCTCTACGATATACAGCTTTTAGCATACCCAGTGTAGCTTTAGAACCTTTACCTTTAGCATTATGCTCTTTGACTTTTGCTGCCAGTTGAGCGGTAACTTCTTTACTAAAAGTAATTTTGCCAGAACCATCTTTTGCACTGTCTGGCTTATTCTTTTTAGAACCTTTCTTCTGATCTTTTTTTGGCGCAGGAGTTCTACGGGGATCTTTTGGCCCCGGTTCATCTGCTTCTGCGTGATCTGCATACGAGGCCGCTTCTTCAGCTTTACTTTTCTTTATCGCTGCCATGTACTCTTCATGTGTTTTCCCAGGCATGAACTGCTTATCGCCATGCTTGTGAACACCCGTAAGACCAAGTTCTTTTGCTCTTTTTGCAGCTTCTCCCGGATTGTCAAATACATCTGTAGCAGATTGCGCTCTTTTTAATTGTTCTTGAGTGGGTCTGCCTTCTTTTTCTGTTTTGGCAGGCTTATAGTTTTTACCTTCGCGCTCTTTCTTTCTACGAATGTTTTCCCAAAGCCCAGGTCGTTCTGAAGCCCAGTCCCATTCTTCTGTTTCTTCACCCCAGTCTTCATATTCAGATTCTTCTGGTATGTATAGATTTTCTTCAGTTACTTCCTCTGTGTATCCGTAGGTATTAAAGTAGTGAGCAAAGTCACCAGCCTCAAGGTAATCAAGACCTTCAGTAGCCTTACTAATACAAATGGCGGTTCTTTGTTTCCCGTCTTTATATTCAGACTTCATAGTTGGATCGCTCATGCAGCGACTCATGAACACGCTTTTATCTTCACCGTCTTTCTTGGATGGAATCGGCATTATACAATCTCCGTTAAAATATTTTTAGAATCATCTTTAACTAAACTATGTGGGCGACCATCGGTCGCGGTGTATCTTGCGTTTCTTGGCATATTTAAGTGATCGTAAATAGTCCAAGCTAAATCTTCTGGCGTGGATCTTCCTTGGTCAAAATCGTCAGCATTTGGGCTAGAAGTGCCGATTGTCCTACCCATCTCGTAGCTGCCGCAGCTAATCATTAGTGGCGATAATTTGCCAAAGTGATCTCGTCCTTGGTTTGCGTTAACTTTTGGTGTACGTCCAAACTCAGAAGTGACTACAAGCATAACTCGCTCATACATACCTCTGGCTTCTAATGTGTCCATAATTTTTGCTAGATAGTGATCTAGTTCTACTTGTCTGGTTTGTAGGCTAGTTGCGATATTAGTGTGCATATCCCAACCTCCGTAGCTCAATGAGACAAACTTAGAGCCAGCTTCTAGTAGCCTAATTGCTGTAAGGGCATCCTGCCCCAGTGTAGCATCCTTGAACTTATCGTAGTCTTTATCGTTTTCAAAGCGAAAAGCTTTAGAGCCGTTACCAAGAATAATATCTACGGACTGGTTACGAAGATCGCTCCAATCTTTTGCCATCTGCTGTTCTTTAGCAATAAATCCGTTGTCAATAACATTCAAGGCGTGTAGCCTTCTTTGAAAATCTTCGCTTTTGCCAAGTAGTTGCAGGTCTTTGCGACCCTCCCTTGTGGCATCAAAACCTGTGTACTTTCCGCCAAGCCAAGCCGCACCATTATGGTCGTATTGTCCTAATTTTACATAGGTAGGTAAGCCATCATCAGTATTCACCCCGTGATGCTTGCTCATCATGCTTCCAAAACTAGGCCACTTTGAGCTAGAACCAGTGCCAAAGTTAGCTTCACCAGTCACAACCCAGTGTACAGCAGATGCGTGATTTTGATCTCTGTGACCAAACGCTCTAGGAATTGCAATCTTATCGGCACGCTTCGCTAGTTCTGTGAACAGACCACCGATTTCTACACCAGCTACGTTAGTATTGATAGCTCCAGTCACAGACCTTCTGTCGGCAGGCGCAAGTGGTATGGGGTTAAAGGTTTCGATGTGGCTAGCGCCACCCCCAAGAAAAAGGAATAATACTGCTGTATCATCCTTCTTGCTTTCATCAGCGTAAGATGCTGTAACATTACCGATTGCGAAGGTGCTTGCGCCAACCTTAATAAAATCTCTTCTTTTCATCCTGGTGCCTCGTAATAACCTATTGAAAACCCTTCTTTGGTACAGTCTTGGATAGTTTTGTCCATCCCGTCTTTTTTTAACTTCTTCTCTATAAATATACACATTTTTTCATCAGTTCCGGGCCAATTGTTCTTGTAAAAGTGGCACAGCTTCTGACATTTAAAGCTAGACCTATCCGACCTTAGTGGTTGGGGTAGTACGTTGTCACGTATCTCCTCAAACCTTTTCTTCAACATTCCTAAGAATCTCTTCTCATCTTCTGGCCCTAAGCAAATACTAAATGGCATAGGATCTACTTTACCATCCTTATCTTTGTAAAAGAAAATACTCATAATTCTATTAGGGAAATCTTTATATAATTTAGATATAGCATAGAAATACAGTAATAGTTGAGGGTCACTCTCTAGTTTTTTGTAATCTTTTACTTGACCAGTTGTCCAGTCCATCCTTCGACCAGTCTTCCAGTCAATAACTTCTATTGTATCATCTGCAATAAGGGTTGTCAAGTCAATAGTCCCCTTAATTGCCAACTGTCCAGAGACTTTTTTGCCGTCGATTTCATAATCAAATTTAGCCCAGTCTTCTTCAATTGGTATATCAAACTGCGCTTCTGGGTGGTAAATATTTCTCTGTCGTGGATCGAACAACCCGTCAGAATGGGTAAGGAAAGTGAAAACAGTCTGAACTACAACCTTCCTATCTGCTGGGTAAAACTTGTGAATAGAATCTTTTGCGTATGCGTCAATAGCCAACTCGCACATCTCGCTAACAAAGTCGTCCGTATACAACCTATCTTTGTGAACTCTAATTTTAGCGCACTTGTCATCTACAATCTCTAGATATTTTTTACGTGGATTGTCTTGCTGAAACTTTTTAAGACCCGCTAAGATCTCCATGACCTTGTGCGCCATAGTTCCCATGTCAGCTTTTTTGTTACTATCCGATCTGTGACCCAAAACATAGGTCAGGAAGTATTGCATTTGACAGAAGTCATAGTTGTTATAACTTGACGATCTGATGTAGGTAACAATCATTCAATTTTCTCCAATAAAGATTTGACTTCAGTTATAGTATCCTGAATAGTCATCTCTCTATTGTCAAGCACATGCCAGAAGTTACTATGATCGTATTTCTTTACGTCTAACGCAGTTTCACTATCATGGTTATCTTCATGAACATCCCTCTCTAATCTCAATACTTTGCCACCAGCTTTATTGATAGCCTCAACTTCATTTGGGAATCTGACATCTGCTATAATAGCAAGATCACTACCCTCTCTAGTAATTTTATTTAAACAGGCGTTTGCCCAAACGTCGTTGTGCATCTTTCTCATAACATCTGTACCAAAAAATTGCATGAATTCACGCGCTGTCATTTCTCTTTTTGGTTGTTTCTTGCCAACTCTGCCTCTTGGCATATTTTTCCACAGTAAGTGTGGAATCAATTCTTCTTTTTGTTCGTTAGTTCCATATGCCTGTTCGTATGTAAATCCAAACAAGTTTATGCACATGTCTTTTAGGGAGTCAGCAAAATTATATAACTTGACGTGCGGCCACATATTGTAGTGCGCGTATTCAATAAACTGTTCATCTTTTCTTTCAATGTCAAACTCGCCCCACCCTTCTTGCCCCTGAGCGTTTACCGTTTTGATAATTAATTTACCAGTTTCGCTCACGTTGTAATCTTTCACCATGCCATTCTTTTTCAAAACAGCCCCGTGAAAAATATTGGCAATAGTTGTTTTACCCGCCTGCTTCTTGCCAGAAATACCTAAAATCATCAGTAACTACCTTTTAAATCGTAAAGTATATTTTGTTGTATGGACTCTATTGACATGTCACCAATATCTTTACCCACAATCTTTGGGAACTTTAAATTGAATGACCTAAATAACTCTCTTTGTATCTTTATCTTTGACTCTCTGCCAGCTTGGTCGTTGTCCGTAAGCACGACTATTTTAGTTGCACCGCTTTTTAACAGTAGATCTTTTTGTCTGCTTGAAATGTCTTTACCAAAAAGCCCAACACAATTTGTGACCCCAGCTTCATACATTCTCCAAACATCACCTTGTCCTTCTACGAGAAAAAGGGTTGCGGTTTCTAGCGACCTATCTAGCGCTTTATCATAATTATATAAATAATTCGCTTTCTTAAATCCATCAGAAAACAAATACTTTGGCGTTTGCCATGACTTAGTAGCTCTAGCTATGAAACCAACCTTTTCTTCTCTGTAAAACACGGGTATGATAGACCTATTACTCATTACAGAGTTTTTGCCTAAGCAATCTTCTACCCCAAAGTGTTTAAGAGTATTAGTGTAGAAACCTCTGGATTCAAAATAAGGTGAGTTCCCGCAGGTTTTTACATCCTCTATTATTATATCCTTGGAATGAGAATTATGCTTAAAGATTTTTACAATTTCACTAAAATCTTCGTATGGGTCTTCTATCTTTTCCTTCTTTGGCTCTGTCTCTCTGATCTTGTACAACTTGCATACATATCGCAAGATATCAGAAAAAGAAGCGTCTTGTCCTCTTTCTGTAAATACAGATTGTATAAATCCAAATATGTTTGTACTACTATCTTCATGGCAACTCCTTGTCCAGCAGCGCCAATTTTTATGCGTTAGAGATATAGACACGCCGTTATCGTTGTCGCCATGATGTATGGGACATCTCATAAACACGTTATTATTCTTAGTTTGATAGTCTAACTCTAGATCGTTTAGTAGTAAGAATAAGTCTTTAAAGATAATATCTCTGACTTTATTCAGATCAAGCTTTTGTTTTGTTCCATTCATACCAAAGTAATCCAAAGTTAGCGACAGCGTATGCAAACCACACCAGCGCGTGGGGGTAATCTTTTTGTTTCAAATTGCTGAGTGCCGTAACTATATAACACAACGTAGCAATAATTAAAGCGTATACACTCATATTAATTTCTCTGAAATGGAGTTGGGTTAACTCCGTCAAATCTTTCTTCATCTAAATGGTAGTATAGATCATCACCCTTTTGGTCTACTAAATTATATTTAGACACAGTTCTAAATCCACTTATATCATAAATTGTAGTTACAGTGTAAACCTCTAGCGCGCGTGGCGTTGGGTCTACATCACCATGTTTTGGCCCACCTTGAAAGTGTGCTTTATAATTCATTCTGCATTTTCCTCAAATGGTAGTTCAGCACCTTCAATAGCGTCTGCACCACCTGTTGCTACGAGTTCATCTCTAGTTCTTAATTCTGTAAGCAAGGCGTGTTGCCCGCTCATGTTTAGGTTTATGTAGTTTCCATCTTGCATCCCAGGTCCATGACGGGAAACGATTGGCACTAACTTTCTATTTCCAGCCCTTGGGCCGTCCTCTGCTAATTCCTCTGCTGACTTTTCTTTAAAGATAGAGAATGACGTACACAGCCAAATAAGTCTATCAGATCCACTTACAGCGTCCGTAGATTCTTTGGTGATACCATCTCTATTCAACTGCACAAAGGACAGACAGGCAAAGTCATACTTAACCGCAAGGTTATGGAGGTTTGTAATTTGAAAACCAAGAGCTTGATATTCTTGTATATTATTAGATATAGATGTAGATGACATCAGTTTCAAATAATCATAAACAACCAAGCACTCGTTAGTTCTACCGTTTTCATCTGTACCAACTTCTTGTAAAACCCATCTCTTAATTACATTTAAGATAGACTCAAATGGCATACCAGCAACCGTTGCGTAGGTATATGGTATTTCTTTGATCTCTTTTACGGCATCTTGAACTGCAATAAATTGTTCTTCATTGTTCTCAAAAGACCCAGTAGAAATATCATTGATTGGAACTTTGCTTATACTTGCGATAATCCTGTTGAGATGATCTTCTTTGCTCATCTCGGTGTCGAGCATTAAGACTGGTATGCCTTTCTTAGCTACGTTGATAGCCACATTGTCTCCAAATACAGACTTACCAACTTTTGGTCTAGCAGAAATAAGGTCTACACATTTACGTCGAAGACCGCCACCAATAGCTGCGTCATATCTGTCAAACCCACTAGGTATTCCAATTTGATCGCATTTGTTCTCAAGCAAGAAGTCTATATATTCTTCTACGCCCTCTCCAATCTTTTCGGGTCTCTTGTTGTTGTCATCTTCTTTTAGAAATTCTACAATGGGATTTTCGATTATGGATACGATCTCGTCTACATCTTCATCCCCAGTTATTTGTTCTGCGTCAAAAGATATCTTTTTTGCCAATCGCTGTATCTTCCTGCCCAATTCAAATTTCTTAATTTGCGCAGCGAAGTGTAGAATATTATCTCTCTTTACTGGAAAGTCCATGAGAGATTTAATGTAATTTAACTCGCGCTTGTCCTTAAAGGTTTCAGCAAACCCTAAGCGTTCAGCGGCGGATATAAATGAAGCTATGTCAACTTCTGCTTCGTTTGCAAAAATCTTTTCCACACACTTGTAGATAATTTGATTGTTTTGCGCAGCAAAGCTGTTGTGGTCTAGAATATCTGAAACTTCAATATATGATTCTAGACCGTGAGCAAAAAGACCAGCAAGGACTGCTCTTTCCGCACCTAAGTCTTGTAATATTTTTGTCATGTTATCTACCGCCGCATCGGTTGCACCTGTGATATTCACCGTAAACTAAGTTAGCATTGACCTGAAACTCTTTTCCGCAAACGTGACACTCAACACTTACCTTTTGACTTTTCTTTCTGTTTCTAGGAGTCCTTTTAACTTTAGGTGTCTCCATGTCAGAAAACTCAAGACCATCATCTTGCCAAGCGTTCTTTTTGAATTTCACGGGTTCTCTCCTGCCTTTAGGTTTAGAATTAGACTTATGCATAGTAAAATCATTTTTATCATCTGTAGTTTCTTGAGGCTCTTCTACAGCAACCTCTTCTTGTTTTGGTTCTGACAAGCTAGCCATCAGTTGTTTAAGCAGCGCTTGCTTTTGCTCATCGGTTAGGTTTTTTAGTAAGTCTTTGTCTATCATTTCCTTTTACCTTTTTCAAATAGTATGTCTGCTTTTCTTCTAACATTGTACTCTCTAGACTTAATATTTTCAAGTCTTCCTTGGGCAGTTAATTTCCATTCATTTATTTTTTTTGCTAGCGCATCGTTTCTTAAAATTGTAGCAACCTTTGTTTCGTGTTTAGCGTATGTGTCCCACGCGCCACTTGTTATTTGCTCAGATATAATACTTTGTAGTGAGTTTTCGCACCAGCGTATTACGTTTTCGCACTGTGCGCGTTCTGATCCAACGTGATCTACATATTGCATAAGCTGGTAGGCATAACCAAAACATTCATCTTGCGTTAATTTTTCTAAATTTTCAAGAGATAAAGTTTCTGCTATGGCGAACTCTGGGTTGAATTTCGTAGGTGTTATGTTCTTAGCGGTAATGTACGCTTCAATACCATCAAGAAACTCTTTCAATCTTTCAGCGGCTGTCAATTTGTTTTCTCCAATCTTCTAGGCTGTCTGAATATTTAAGGACTACTAATTCTATGTCGTTTAACTTACACCAGTCTTCTTTTATAAAGTCTCTTTTGCGCGAAGTCAAGAATCCAGCTTTGGTTTTATGAAAAAACTTACAAAATTCATAATGCTGTTGTCCATGAACTTCAACACCTAGATGTAAGTTGGGAATAAAAAAGTCTAGAAATAAAGTAGACTTCTTAGCTGGATCTCTTGACCCCGGCAATTTAACTTCTTCAAGTATATTGTAGCCAGAGAACATTTCATGTAATAACTCTCTAGCCGTCATATGATACTTTGATTTAACGGTCTTGTCATCTTTTTTTACAATGTATTTCTTTAAATCTAAATTATACTCACGACCATTTAAACCGAGAACTTTCATAGCACATTTCTTATTTCTTCGTATAAAAATTGTTGGATCTCCATGTTTTCTTCTATGAAGTCACCAAGTTTTGACATACCTTGGAACTTAAAGAATTTTTCTACTGCTTCTGCGTCATCTGCGTCCACATCGTTTTTCTTTAGTAGTGCTTGAATGGCTGGATCTTTTTGGTTATCTATAGCTGTAGTTATCGTGTACCACGCACCAGCTTGTTTAATAAAAGTCAATTCATTTGCGATTTCACAAAGCTCTCTAACTTCATCAATACCAGTCCCATACCTAATATAAGACACAGCGTTAGAGTTTGGTCTACCACCAGCAGCAGATGTTTTGACTACCCAGTTGGCTACCTGTCCGACATCATTACCCGAAGCGTCAGTTTCTTCCCACTTACCTCTATGGGTAATAACCATATTTGTACCAGCTTGATACTGAAGCATATTACCACAGTCAGCAAGTTTAGCGGGAGACCATCTTGATCCACCAGTATTAGCAATATTATGAGTGATAAAGATTAAAATAGCTTTGGTTCTAGCCACATCGTTACTTATACGTTTAAAGAACATAGATAGAAGCCTTGGGAGTTGCGCTCTAACGCCACCTCTAACATCGCCGTCAAGCTCATCCTGTGGGACCATATTAGACACAGAGTCAATGATCGCCACAAAGTCTGGCGTATTCTTGACGTATGTTTCAATAGCATTTAGGAATGTCTCGGCGGATACAACTGGCTGGTTGTCTGTTGCTTGAATGACTTTAATCTTACTAGCATCAAGACCTTTAATACCTGTAAAGTTCTCTTTGGTAAGTCTACCCTCGGTATTAAAATAGAATACATTTTTACCTGCGGCTTGAGCTTTTGCCGCAAAATAAAGTGATGTAGTTGTCTTGCCAGTTTTAGGGTCGCCAGTCATCACGACAACACTACCTTCTCTAAGACCACCGCCAGTCGCCAAATCTAGCGCTGGTGAAATACCAATAGTCTTAAAGTTTTGTAGGTCAGCAAGAACTTTTGTGCCTTGTTCTACAATGTCGCCATACTTTCCAATGATTTGATTGCTTACAATATCATCGTCAAACTTAGCTTTCGCTTTCTTTTTTGCCATCTAATCCTCTCAACTTATTTAATTTAGATTTTTTACCGTATGTCTTTTTTCTTGTTTTAGCTTCTTCTTTTACATCTAGCTCTTGCTTCTTGTCTTCATTATCTTTAATTAATTTAAGTTGTCTGTTTATTTCTGGCACAACTCTTTTGTTTTTCAAGGAAAACACTTTAGACAGATACGGAGAATTGATTGCTTTAACGACAGCCAACTCTCCATATTTTTTAATAAGAGTATTTGCAGTAAACAATTGCTGCTTAAAAGTCCAGTCCCAAGGTTTCTTGTTCCAGAACTTATACCCTAGTTTACCTTCATTCTTGTGTTCTGCAAGTCTTAAACACATTAATTCTGCAAGATAAGAAGCGCATGTACAGTAATCACCAGTTGATTGGTGCTTGTACTTACTTTTTTCAGTTCTTTTTCGCTTTGTCATAGATGATGGATTCTTCAAAACAACCTGACTCATAATCTTCAAACTCTCTTTCAACAATTAGTTCTGGTATTAGCCATAGTGTTTTATGTACAATACCGTTTTTTATTTTGCCAATAGTATATGTATTCTTACTTTCTGCGCCAAGCATACCAACAACAGACTTGGCAAAGTATATACCGTCAATACCTCTTATGTCAATTGTTTCTCTATGAGATTTAAACTGAATAGATAACTTACTTAGAAAAACATTATTATTATCACAGTATCTTTTTAACTCATGCCATCGGTCAGTGTTATCAATGAAATATTCACTGCCGTCTTTCAGGGTTACAATAAGCCATGTAGCCCTGACGTTTGTTCTAAATACCTGTGACCACTTTTCTTTGTTGGTTATTTGATGTTCGTCGTGCATCTTACACTCGGCTTTCGTTCCCTGTTTTGTCTCCTGATTTCATCGCCAAGTTCTGATGCCGCTTGAGTCATTACTGTAGACCCTCTGTGAGAGGCAAAGAGGTTTGGTTTTTCCTCTTCTTGTTTATGTATTCTTTTTTCCTTTGCTTTTGCAACGTGCTTTTCTACAGTAGCTTTTGGCCTATTCAGTTTCTTAGCAAGCTCTTCTACCGTAAGCTCTTGGTGTTTGTTTTCAATATAGAACTTTTCCACATCTCCTAAAGGTCCAGTCTTAGCCATTCTGATAACTCCTATTGGTTCTAGTTAAGTAAATAGAATTGTTTGTTTGTAAATATGTGACATAAAAATCAAATGTTTTCTTAGTGACTCTTGTCATCTTAGTTTCTAAATATGCTTGTCTTTTTTGATATCTACCCATTGGGTCTAGTGGTGAATTTTGATAGGTGACAATGTAGTGCGTTTCCCTGTTGTTCTCAACCAACACTTGCGCATAAACTTTGTCTCTATCGTTTGCTATCACCTTGCCATTTTTATTGATATAGATATGTTCTTTTTTAGGTTTAACATCATCAATCTGCGGTACATCGTTAATAAAGTCCATCAATCTCCCTCCATAATATATTTAGCCTTTTGTTTTTCGTTCATCTTGTTTATGTCTTTCATAGATTTACTACCTTGCTTTTGATACCAAGGTTTATCAGGAGTTGGGTTAGCTTCTCGTTTCATAGCTTCCATCTCGTTGATTTGATTTTTATTAAGACGTGTGTTCCTGTCTGCAACGCTTCCTATTGTATTGCTACCCGCCATGAAACTGTGAAGCCCGCCTGTAACCACCCTGTAAAGAGAATCCTTGCCACAAGCTTCGCACCTCTTTAACTCTGGATCTGTAACCTTTTGGAACACATCACTAACTTCTGCTCCACAGTCTCTACATTCATAATCGTAAATCGGCATTAGTTCTCCAATGCGTTAAGTATTCTTCCTAATATGCCATTTCTTTGTATATCACTATATCCCAAACGGCAAAGTCCTACGCCGTCAATGTCTTCTAGTTTATCAATTATTTCTTCAAGCCCACTTTTTCTGTTAAGGTCGGTCTGTCTGATGTCACCATTGATAATAACCTTACTTCCTTGCCCCATACGGGTTATAAACATCTTAATTTGTTCCCACGTACAGTTTTGCGCTTCGTCTAAAATCATATACGAATTATGAAATGTAGATCCACGCATAACTTCAAGTGGCGCATATCTTATCTTCCCCTCATTATAATAGTGTCCATAGTACGCTCTTCCAAGGAAAAACTTGAAATTTTCTTGCATTGGTAGGAGATAGGGTGCAATCTTGTCGAGAAGTTCTCCAGGAAGCGACCCTATCTCCTTGCCAGTGCATACCAGCGGTCTAGTTACAATGACTTGTTCTATATCTCCACGGTGTAAATGTTCAGCAGCAATACCAGAAGCAATAAAAGATTTACCACAGCCAGACGGACCTGTGCAAAATACTACATCATTTTCTATAATAGCTCTTATGTAATCTTTTTGTTTTAACGTTTTTGCTTCTACTGTTTTTACTTTTTGTGGAGATGTGCTGTCTTTTCTGGTTTTTCTTTTCGTCATTAAGTAAACCTTCTGTTAGTGTTATTTGCCAGAACTACCAAACCCTCCTACCCCTCTTTGGCTGTCGTCTAAATCATCCACCTCTACTAAATCAAAGTCTTCTATTTTTTGAAATAATATTTGAGCTATCCTTTCACCTTTTTTAATTTTGTAATGGTCTAACTTTGTATTGTAGAGTATTACGCCAATGTCACCTCTGTAGCCAGAGTCAATAACTCCAGCAAATACATCTAGCCCATACTTATGTGCAAGACCAGATCGCGGCCAGATAAGCCCAACATAACCCTTTGGTATTGCCATAGAGATACCAGTTTTTACTAGCTTTTGATTATGTGGACCAATCTCGCAATCTTCTACAGCATACAAGTCAAAACCAGCATCGCTAGCGTTTGCCCTTGTTGGGATGACGGCTGTCGGGTCTAATTTTTTAACTTTTAAAATCGGACCAACCCAAGGTTTTATGCCTTGAGGTAAAGAACTCGTTGTGTGAGTCTCGTCGTAGTAGGGAAACGGCGGAGACTTTGCTTTTGGTTTCATTGCCTCTAGCTGTTTTAGTCTCGCTTGTTCATCTGGATGTATTTCCATTTTTATTCCTTATTAAACTGTAAATAAACCGTAAACAACATTGTCGCCAAACTCATGAGCGCCGATGTCCCAAATGCTATTCTCTGCGTCTCTATCTTTTCCGTTTATGTCGTATTGAACACCGTCTGGAGTTGTGCCTAAATCTACACCAGCGTCAATAGCGTCGGATATAAATTTAAGGTGGAGGTCTTCGCTACCGCTCAGTGTGGACACGAATTGTTTTGACGTGCGCGCTCCTGTGACATGATTTGACCCACCAAGCACCGTTGCCGTTGAATCCGAAGAAGCATTGTTACTAGAGACATAACCGCCTGTTCCAACGGCATAAAAATCGTAATTGTTTCCAATATTCAAATTGTTTTTAACGTTTCGCGTGTCACTACCTTGTTGTGATGCGTAATATCCATAATTACACCCATATATTGTATTGTTATAAGCGTTACACCTACGATAGTGATCGTATATTCCACCGCCCACGCTACCATTAGCAATTCCATAAATAATATTATTATGAGCTATATTTTCGTGTCCTCCAGTTCTAATCCCAATAGGTGTCTGCGACGGGTATACTTGATCCTCTCCTTTTAAAACCATATATCTAGAAATAGTATTACTTGAATATATGTCATGAATAATCAAAGGACCGTGAGCATATGAAGATGTTCCATTTGTTTTTAAGGTTAGCCATTCTATAATAGTATTGCTTCGTTTCGTTGTTATTATATAACTAAGACTGTACGTTGGATTAATATGAACCCCAGTAAAAAGAGTTCCATCATGTCTTTCGCTTTCTGCTACTGATAATTTTACAGAAGATAGTCCTACTGTTGATCCGCCATTAATGTTAATCCCAGCAGCGGTAAAAGTACTATCATTATAACATTCTCCAGTAGCATTGTCTCCATTTACATATATCGTAGTATCGTCTAGGTCTGCTTCCCACGCCGCAATAGTGCTGTAGTCACGGCTGGAAGTGCCAATACTCGCCGTTATTGCGTATTGGTCTGCCCCAATGTCCCAAACGGTTCCAGTTAGGGCGTCTCTATTGCTTCCGTCTATGTCATACTGCGTGTTTTCTAAGTAATAAGAATTAGTGGTAGAAGATTTTGTCGCTACAATGTCTTCACCAGCCCCAATAGCATTAGAAGTAGAAGCTAAATGATAATCCTCAGATCCAGAAACAGTAGAAACAAACTGCTGAGTTTCATCTATGTCTGTAATATGGTCCGACAGACTGGCTAAACCATTAGGAAAACTAGAATAGTTAGTTATATTATTTGCATAGTCAGGAAATGATGTCGGTGTAGTTCCTCCGGGGTTAACAGCAACACTTGTACCATTCGCTATCAGTATATTGTTTTTAATCTTTGCGTTGGCTTGACCATTAGCTCTATCGCGAACGTATAAACAATATGAACTTGGAGAAACAATTGTATTGTTGATAATCTCTGGAGTCGCACTGTACAAAGGTTGCGTCTCAACACCTTTTCCAGTAACGCCATATAGTATAGAGTTGTATAAATACCCTGTACCAAATCCCATGCTTACAAAATCTCTATTTGGCGCCCCAGTGGATGTCCGTATTATGCCAGCATTAAAAACATTATTACTACCGATACCAACCAATGGTTGTTCTGCATTTACGTTTCGCTCTATTTCTATATATCTCAACTCTAGTGTTGGTGTTGTTGAACCCAAATTATACCTATCATTACCACCACCATAGGAAAGGGTTTGTACTTTAACGCCTGTGTCAGCAGTGCCATCGTGACGTTCGCTCGTTGCTGGGATGAGCAAAATTGAATTCAGACCAACTGTTGACCCACCGTTTATAGTAAAACCCTCTACAAAGGT